TTAAGCAACGCCGTCCAGGAGGCATCCTCGCATAATGGCTACCTTCCCTGCAATTCAGCCGAGCTACGGCGCAGAAAAAAAGAGTCAACCAAAACTTCAAGTCATCAGCTTTGGTGATGGATATGAGCAGCGCGTTTCGTTTGGGATTAACCAAAACCCAAAGGTTTGGTCGCTGTCGTGGGTCAATATTACAGAGGCAAATTCTGATACCATCGAAGCCTTCTTAGATGCGCGTGCAGCCGATGGCGCCTACTTTGATTGGCAGCCACCTGATCAAGCAACATCATCTAAATGGGTTTGTCCTGAGTGGAACAAATCTATAACTTATACAGGTCGCGCAACTATTGAAGCGACATTCCGTCAGGTGTTTGAGGCATGACGACACCAACGTCAATTCAAACCGAGATCCAAAAGCTGGATCCATCAGCCATTATCGAGCTGTTCCAACTGCAACTTACGCTGGCGGTTAACGGGATTGACACCACCTTTTACTACCACGCTGGCACCAACGACCTGACTGCTGATGTGGTTTTCCAAGGGATTACTTACAGCGCCGCACCGATTGAAGCTGACGGCTTTGAACTGATATCAAAGGGCACTTTGCCACGTCCATCCATGCGGATCGCTAATACCACTGGCGCGATCTCGGCATTGCTGCTGGCGTACAACCCACTGCAGGCCAAGGTCACCCGCATCCGTACCTGTAAAAAATTCCTCGATGCAGTCAACTTTGTCGGTGGCATTAATCCAAGTGCCGATCCAACTGCAAAGTTTGAGGATCAGATCTGGTACATCGACCGCGTATCCAGAGAAAACGCCCAACTCGTCGAGTTTGAACTGATCAGCAAGCTGGATCTGACCAACCTGCAGCTTCCCGGCAGGCAAGTGCAGGACTACTGTCCATGGGTGTATCGCGGCGTCGAATGTACCTACAACGGCACCAGTTGCTTTGACGTGAACGATAATCCGACGACCGCTGCCAACGATGTCTGCGGCAAGCGCTTTAATAGCTGCAAAATCCGTTTTCAGTCACAAGGTATTTCGAGCTATCCGCATGGTGGTTATCCTGGCTCCCGCATCCAGATCTGAGGCTGAACGGCACGCCAAGTCGGCAGCGCCCTACGAAGCCTGCGGCGTGGTGATTCAAACGCCAACGGGACAGATGTATTGGCCGTGCCGCAATGTTTGCGAGCAGCCGGAGCAGCATTTTGTCATGCATCCCCGCGACTACTACCGTGCCTCATTGAATGGTGAGGTGCTTGCTGTTGTCCATAGCCACCCCAAAGGCGGTCCAGCCAGCGAACTTGACCAGCGTGCCTGCCTGCAAAGCGGGGTGCCATGGCTGATCTACTGCCTACCGGAGCATCAATGGCTGACTATCAATCCCTGATCGATCTGGAGTGGAACGACGAAGGGCGTGACTGCTACACGATGGTGCGGGATTACTTCAGGCTGCAGGGCGTGGAGCTGGCGGACTATGCCAGACCGGATGATCTGGAGACCACGCCCAGCATTTACTTGCGGGAAGCCGAAGCGTTGGGGTTCAAGCGGGTGGCATTTGAGCAGCGCAAGCCGGGCGACGTGGCGATCATGAAGCTGGGCACCATCGAACCGATGCACGCGGCGATCTTCGTGGAGCCATGGCGGATCCTGCACCACATGCGCGACCGACGTAGTGGTGTGGAGTGGCTATCCAGCTACTATGTAAGGAGCATTGCTGCGGTCTACCGATATGCAGCGGGTCTGCCTGATGGGTGAGTTGGGCGAACGCTTCGGCGCTGAGCACACCTACTACAACCTGCGAAACGGCGCTGACGCGATCAAACTTCTGTGCATCAACATGCCGGAGTTTAAAGATTATTTGTTGACATCAGAAGAAAACGGGATTGGTTATCAAGTTATTCAGGGCGGTGTTGATTTTGAATATGAAGACTTACTTTTACCGTTTGGCGAGCGCGAGTTAGTCATTGTTCCAGTTGTTAGTGGCAGTGGTGGTGGCAGCACCGGACAAATTTTGGCAGGAGTGGGATTGGTGGCTTTTGCAATCCTCACGGCTGGAGCTGGTGCTGGATTCCTAGGACTTGGCGCTGGTTTGACAGGAACAGCGGCTACAGGTCCTTTGGCTGTTGGTTTTGCGGTTCAAAGTGGTTTTGTGCTCGGCAGTGCCGCCTCCACAATTATCGGCGCATTTGGGGCGAGCCTACTTTTAAGTGGGGTAGCTTCAGCGCTCTCGCCGCAACCTCAAGTGCCAACGCTTGGTGGGTATGGCGGAAACACGTACGGCGGGAGCGGTCGGATGGGCAGCCGCAACCGCACCAACGGTCCCGAGAATGTCACCTCTGGCATTGATGGCCAGCAGTCCTACGCCTACACGGGCGCCGCAAACTCAGTCGGTGTTGGTGCCACGGTGCCACTGGCTTACGGCAAAGTGCTGATCGGCAGCCACCTGCTCAAGTCCAAATTCCAAATTGCTGACGAATCTGATCCGGTGCTGACCAGCCTTCGCGCACCAAGCACTGACACAATCCGGCTGGGCAATGAAATACTGACCAACGAGTTCTCCGATAAGTCCGGTGTTATTGCTCGCCGTGTTTATCAGACAGCATTTAATACGCAGGCATACTTCAACCCTGTTAGCGCATACGGCGTCACCAATAGCACGCAACTAATCCGCACCGACGTTCAAAACGAGCGCCGTTATGCATCGCTGCAGGTCTACGGCGGCTACATGGCCAGCGTGGAGCAATATTCAGATTTCAACGTTGCACTGTCACTCGAAAACGGTCTCTACGATCAGGCTGGTGGTACTGGTACAACTTACGTTGACGGCTACATCAGCTATGAAATCAAGGTCTACCGAGGCACTGTTTTAGATGATGGCTTCCTCGTCGCCGCTGACTCCGCCACCATCCAAGGTCTGATCTTTGAAGGCCAATTCTTCGGCTGGATGCATCGCTTGGAGTTGGGTGACATTGAATCCGAAAGCATTGTCAGCGTTCAAGTTGAAGTGATCTCGGCGGAAACTGTGGCAAATGGCTCCACCGGCTCTAACCCGATCTACCTTCGCCTAAATAGCGTCGGATACCAGCTCTACTGACATGGCACTTAATTCTGTCACAACAATCAAGGTGCTGGATCTTCTCTGTGAGGGTCCGATTGGTGGCGTCATTAACGGCCTGCAGGGTACATACCTCAACGAAACACCAATCCAAAACAGCGACGGCACCTATAACTTCAAGCCCGAAGATATTTCGTCCGCCTCTTATGTTGGTGCGGCACGTCAGGGTTCAACGTACTGGTTTAACGACGGCACTTCACAGATTGTTGAAGTCAACCAAGAGATTGGCGAAAACTACAGCGAAGACCTGAACAGCAATAACGAAGTTGTCAACCGCAAGTACGGCAGCGGCAGTGTTACGCGCCAGATCACTGATCCAACGGTCAACAATGTAGAGCTGCTGTTCACGATTCCCAAGCTCTATTCCGTCGCGCAGGAAAGTCTCGCCAAAGGTCAACTGTTTGGTGGCACGCTTCAGATCCTGATTTACGTGCAGGCCAAGGGCAGCGGCACCGGCTTCCAGCTTGCCTCCAACAAAACTATCACCGGCGTTTCCACCAACAATTACCAATACGGCACCGGCATCATCAACCTCAGAACATTTGGCGCCGGTCCTTGGAACATCAAAGTTCAAAAGGTAGATCTGGGTGAAGGCCACTTTGAGATCAAATACACCAGCTTCCAAGACACACCGCAGAACACACCGATTGCCAGCAACCGAGGCAACCAAATCATTTGGTCGTCTTACACCGAAACGATCTCGCAAAACGTCAATTACAACTATTCGGCGCTGAATGAACTGGCAATTTCAACCAAGGCGTTCAACAGCCTGCCATCGCGTGCCTATCTAATCCGTGGCCGTCTGGTTCAGATCCCAACTGGCGCGACCGTTCTGGGTGATGGCAGCCTTGCGTTCAACGATTCCAGCTTCAACGGTGCGGTTCAATCCTCGGAGAAGTGGACGAGCTGCCCAGTTTGCTGCTTCTACGATCTGCTCACCAATCGCCGCTATGGCGCTGGTCAGTTCATCACCTCGGCCAACCTGAGCTGGATCGACCTGTACCCAATCGCCAAATACGCAAACCAGCAGGTCATCAACCCAGACGGCACCAGGGAACCGCGCTTCTCGTGCAACGTAGTTATCGGTGATCGCGCCGAGGCATACAACGTCCTGATGGACATGGCCTCAGTGTTCCGAGGCATTCTGTTCTGGTCGAACAACGTCATCCAAGTCGCAGCCGACCACGGCAACCTTGACGGCACGGCGCTTGCGGCCTCGCACATCTACACCAATGCCAACGTCGTCGGTGGTGTTTTTGAGTATTCCGGCAGCTCGCTCAAGACCCGTAGCACCAGCGTGCATGTTCGCTACAACGATCCGGAAAACTTCTACCGCCCGAACGTTGTTGTCGTTGAAGACGCCGCGCTCATCGCTAAGTACGGCTACATCGTCAAAGAGCTAATCGGTTTTGGCTGCACATCAAAGTGGCAGGCGCAGCGGGTTGGCCTGTGGACACTCAAAACCGAGGCGCTCGACGATGAGGTGATCTCGTTCAGCACTGGCCTACAGGGTGCCGTGGTGCTACCGGGTCAGATCTTTGCCGTTGCCGATTCACTCCGCCAAGGCACCCGCATCTCCGGTCGCGTCTCCTCCTCCACCACCAGCGCCATCGTTGCTGACCAGTCGATCACGCTCCCGTCTGGCTCTAACCCACAACTGACCTGCCTGCTGCCCAATGGCACGGTCGAAACCCGCAACATCAGCAGCGTTTCCGGCAGCACCATCAACGTCAGCAGTTCTTTCACCGCTGCACCCAACGCGCAGTCGATCTGGTCAATTACCACCAGCGGCGTTGCCAATCAAAAGTTCCGTTGCATCAGCGCATCAGACAACGGCGACGGCACCTACGCGATCACCGGCCTGGTGCATAACGACAGCATCTATTCGTCGGTCGATAACGGTCAGAACCTGCAGTTCCCGGACATCACCACGTTTGATGCCGCACCACCGCAGGTCAAAAACGTTGCGTTTAGCGCCGGTCAAGTGCGTGATGGCACAGTGCTGACCACCCAGGTCAATGTCTCCTGGGCAAAAGGCGTTGGCGGTCCCACCTTCGGCTACGAGATCTCGTACAACACCAGCCAAGGCAACCGCAAGATCGTTCGCACCAACAATCCCAGCCTGGAAATCATCGGGTTGCCGCCTGGCTTCCAACTGCTGGTTTCAGTGGTGGCTTTCGGACTCGGCTTCAAAAAAGCGGCACCTGCCGTTGAGGCCACATTTACGGTTCCGTCGTTTGCTTCGACCTCCAACCCAGACGGCTCGTTCCAGCTCCTGCCGGAGGATCCGCAAAACGTCACCATCGAACAGATCGCCAACAATCAGGTGATGCTGCGCTGGGCGCGCCCAACTGCTGCGCCTGGCTTCCTCACCGCGATCATCCGCCATAGCACTAAGACCGATGGCACCGGCGAATGGCAGGACTCCACTCTGCTGACTGACCGCGTTGGCGCTGAAACCACCTACGCCCTGCTGCCCAAGATCGACGGCGAATACCTGCTCAAATTCCAAGATCCGGCTGGCTTGCGGAGTCAGAACGCCACCAGCGTCATCTTCGATCAGCCCGATGCCATCCCGCCACTAAGTATTACTACCGTCCGCGAAGACACCACCAGCCCGCCGTATCAAGGGCAGTTCGATGGTGCGTTCTACTCGGATGAATACGACGCCGTGGTGATTGACGGCACGGAAACCATCGACGAGGTGCCAGATTTTGACGCCATTGGCGCAATGGACTTCAGCGGTGAGCAACGCCTAGGCGGTCGCTACTACTTCACCAACATCGTTGACCTTGGCGCCAAATTCACCGTTGATTTCCGCCGAACGCTCACCACTCGCGGTCTGTATCCAGCCGACACGGTTGATAGCCGCTCGGCACTCCTTGACCGCTGGAGCGATTTTGACGGAAGTCTGGCTGATGACACCAGCGCCGAGGTTTACTTCCGGTCCAGCGATGTGGCCACCGTCGACACCTTCATGCTGCTGGAGGACGGCGACAAATTACTGCTGGAGGACAGCGACCGTTTCGAGCTTCAGTCCGACATTGACTTTGGCGAGTGGTTCCCGATGTACAACGGCAGCTATGCCGGTCGTCAATTCCAATTCAAAGTCGAGCTGACCAGCGCCCGCACGGACCAGACACCACTGATCGACGAGCTGGGCTTTGAAATGGTGATGCAGTCCCGCACGGAGAACAGCGCGACAATCACCAGCGGCGCCGGATTTTACGCCGTGACCTACGCAAAGGCGTTTTACCAGACACCGGCTTTGGGATTGACCGCTTTTAATTTGAACACTGGCGATTACTATGAGATCACATCCGCTAGTCGCACTGGTTTCACCGTGACCTTCCGCAATAGCGCCGGAACAGCGGTCAGCAGGCAATTCCAGTACGTGGCCAACGGTTACGGCACCCAACAGGCTTAACGATGGCAACCCACGATTACATCATTAGCAATGCCTCCGGCGCTGCAGTGCGTGCTGACCTGAACAACGCGCTGGCTGCCATCGCAACCAATAATTCCTCCGCCACTGAACCGACCACAACCTATGCCTACCAGTGGTGGGCGGATACGGGCAGCAGCCCAACGGTCATGAAGCTGCGAAATGCAGCGAACTCGGCATGGATCACACTGTTCCAGCTCGACGGTGAGTGGAGCAATATCGCATTTGAAAACGGCAGTGCAGCCGCCCCGTCGATCTACTTTAAAGACAGCGGCACCGATACCGGCATTTACAGCCCTGGCACCGATCAGGTTGGCATCAGCGCCGGTGGCACATCACGCTTTGAAGTAAGCACTACAGCAACAACTTCAACGCTGCCAGTTGTTCACCCTCTTGGCGCAGTTGGAACGCCGTCGATTACATTTACTGGCGACCTAAACACCGGCATTTATAGCCCTGCAGCCGACACTATTGCGTTTGTTGAAGGCGGCGTAGAAGCCATGAGGATCGACAGCTCGGGCAGGTTGTTGGTTGGAGCGGTTAGTGCATCTACAATGGGTCCGAGCGTTACAGCAACCGCCCAAGTAGAAGGAGGCTCGACTACTTCTTTGTCTATATTTAGTAACGCAAATGATACTGGTGGTGCTTACGTTGTTTTAGGTAAATCACGAGGTGCAACTGTAGGCTCAAATACTATTGTTAACTTGGACGACGAACTCGGCGGTATTTACTTTGCCGGTGCGGATGGCTCTGATAGAGGGCAGAGTGGTGCATCCATTATATGTCTTGTAGACGGCACCCCTGGCGCTAACGATATGCCGGGCAGGTTAGTGTTCTCTACTACTCCCGATGGAGCGAGCAACCCTAACGCGAGGCTAATTATTCCAAATGGAGGAGCATCGTCTTTTTGGGCTGCTAATAGTGTTTTTAATGCCAGCTCTGGTAGCGGTGCTGGTTTATTGGATTCTGTATTCACTGGATGGTATGGAGGAACAGGTCCACAAGCGCCAAATTTGGGAACCATTTCTGTTCGCATATTTAATAACGGCAATGTTCAGAATACAAACAACAGCTACGGCGCCTTATCCGACATCAAGTTAAAAGAAAACATTATTGACGCCAATTCTCAGTGGGATGACATCAAGGCGCTGCAGGTTCGCAACTACAACTTCAAAGAAGGTCAAACCCACACCCAGATCGGCTTGGTTGCTCAGGAGGTTGAACTTGTATCGCCTGGTTTGGTCTGCGAATCTCCTGACCGCGACGAAGACGGTAACGACCTTGGCACCATCACCAAGAGCGTCAATTATTCGGTGCTCTACATGAAGGCAGTTAAGGCGCTACAGGAAGCAATGGAGCGCATCGAAGCTCTGGAAGCCAAAATTGCAGCCCTTGAGGCCGCGTAGTCCTACGCCCAACCCACATCACCTAAGCAACCATGGCTGACCGGAAGATCACAGACCTGACAGAACTCACCGCACCAGCGGCGGATGATCTACTGCCCATTGTTGATAGTTCCGAAGCCACGGCGGCCAACAAAAACAAAAAGATCCAGTACGGCACCTTCCTGCGTAACTTGCCCAGCGGCACCGTTGGCGCACCCAGCCTTGCTTGGACCGCAGACACTGGCGTCACGGGCATCTACCGCTCAGCCGCCAACGAACTGGCGTTCACCACCAACAGCACCTTTGCCGGTAAGTTCAGCACCACCGGCTTCCAACTCGGCACTGGTACGGCTGCAGCTCAACTGCATCTATTCAGC